CGTTCATCTACAATTCTTTTTTCTAACTCATCTCTTCTAAATAAAGTATTTTTGACAATAAAATCAATCATTTCATCATCTGTAACCCCTTCAGGTTTTGAAACAGGAGGAACGCAAACTTGAGACTTTTTAGGGTGTTCAGAAAAATCATCTATTGATATATCATTTCTTCCCAATGCACTTTTGATTTTTTCTAACAATGTATCTTCAAACCATTCTTCTACAATATATCTTAAATAGTTTCTTCTTACCGGTATATCAGTTTCTAAATCATCTATAATATCTTCAGGTATTGAAAATTCTCCTGATTCAAAATTTCGTTCACTTGTTTTTCTTTTGTCATCCCAAGCATCGTGATCATGGTTAAAATCTATAATAGCTTGAGCTATTTCCATACCATTATTACACCATTCAAAAGTATAGCTAAACGCATAGTCCTTTGTTTGATACATTTTAGATCCTGAAAAATAGTTATTTAACCAATTATATATTAGTTTTTCAACGTTTGGTGTTGGTTTTGGGTATTTCTTATTTACCTCCTCTTTTAATATTTTTCTAATTAGGTGTTTCATATTATTATAAATACCTTAGATAAAAAAAAATCCTCACATTTTAAGTGAAGATTGATTTAAAATGTCTTTTATTCGTTATCTTTGGCGAACTCAGTCATGTATGAATAATCTGTAGTGTGATATGTTTTATTCTCCACCGAATATATATTTAAATCTATTTCATAACCAGGATTCTTATCTATCCTATTAAATGTCCAAGCTCTGTCAAACCAAATTATCCTGTTGTTGGGATAAATAAAATAATTACCATTATCCATTTTGAATACGTGACCACATTTGTGTTCAGGTGTTTCAGAAAAACCTAAATCAAGATTGTTTCTATTTTCGTGAGACCAATCAAGTGTGAATAGATATGTTCCCACTCTTTTAACTCCAGTGATTGATATTAAATCGGCTCTTAAACCTGATAGTCTCTCCCTAACTTTTACGTCAATGTAAGGACTAAAACAATCCCAATATATATGTTCAGTTAAATCTAATACTTCCGCATCTTCTTTCCATACAAATGCGTGTATTGGTCTTCGTGTCCAATTTACTCCGTTCTCCAAGAATGCCTCAAATAAAGGTGTTCTCCCTTGAATCGATGCAACCGAATGAACATCACATGGTGTAAATTCACCATTTCCTTTTTTATGGTTAAATAAAAATTCGTTTCTAATTAAACAGTTAATTATTGGTAGGTTTGCATTTAAATATGACATATTACTTTGTCTTCTTAACACAGTTAGGGTATCTCTTACCAAACATTGTCTTCATACCTTTTTGAGTATATCCTGCCCAACATTTTTCTGTAAGTTCACCTTCTTTCATTACTCTTTTAACTAATGAAATAAGTTCTGATTCTGTTAATCTTATTATTTTTTTCATATTACCTGTTGTATGGCCTAAACCTTGCTGGGTTTGCCTTTATTGCCGACTTTGGGAATCTTAACCCAACCCCCTGTTGTCTTGCGTTTTTAAGTGTTCTTGCGTATTCATCAAGTTCTTGTTCAATACCACCAATTATATTTAATGTTTTAATGTTTGTTGAACTTTTAATCATTTCAGGAGCAACTCCCTCTTTGTTTGCCTCTTCCCATCTTTTTGCACATAAACACCATTTGTCACCAGGTTCCAACATATCAAGATTGTTCCCCATTGAATTGGTAAACTCTAAAAACTCTTCTGTTACTTTTGCGCACACCGTATGACTTCCTGTGTCATTATTTCCTGTTCTACAATACCCATCCTTGTAAAACCCTGTCATTGGATTTCTTGAACATGGTTTTAATTTCTCACCATAAAGATTCTTATCTTCATTAAATTCTTCTCTTAATATTCTTCTTATAGATTCTTGTAGGTTCATAATGATAAATAGTATTCACATATACATTATTTGCCACTTACCTTTAAAATCCTCCACAAGACATGTGGAGTTCTCACAGAAGTCTCCTGAATTCATATAATCCACATCTAACTTAGGTTGGTGAATGTGTCCACATACCGCAACATCAAATCCTTTTTGTTTTGATAAACCTTTTGCGTTTTCCTCAAAATCAGACACAAAGTTGATTGCCCCCTTTACAGATTGTTTAATATCATTTGCCAATGAATGGTATGGTAAGTTAAACTTTCTTCTTATGTAGTTATAAAATGTATTTAATCTTATCACCAAATCATATGACCATCCACCAAGAACTGCCAACCATCTTACTTTCATAATAACAAAGTCCAATACGTCTCCATGAAAACAATAGTAACTTCTTCCGTCCGCTCCGATGTGTGTGTATTTTCTAACAATCTCTATGTTGTTTAATAAGAACGGAACAAATGGTTTTAAAAAGTCATCGTGATTTCCTCTAATATATACTACCTTTGTTCCATCTTCTGATCGTTTCATAAACCGTCTGAATATCTTTGAACAATCTTTTTTCCATTTACCACCACCCTTTAATGCCCATCCATCAATAATGTCACCATTTAATATTAGTGTTTCAGATTCATTCTCTTCTAAGAATCTTAATATCTTATTTGTTTGTGATTGTCTGGCGCCTAAATGTAAATCACTCATTATAATTGTTCTCCACTTTTTCATTTCCAATAACCTTTGTCGTTTGTAAAGTATTCTTTGTTATTTTTGTTGAAAAATGATGATAACATAAGTCTTAACATATACATCACACCTTTGTTTTCAAATCTTCTTGGTGGTGTATATACAATATTGTTTATTCTTCCGAATTTCTTTGGTTTAATTTGTTTTGAAAGCATATAATCTTCAGCAACTTTAATCTCTTCATCAAAACCTCCGATTGACTTAAACGTTTCTGAACGAACTAACATATATCCACCAAGGCAGAATGGTGTTGACCACTTGGAGAGTGTCTGTATTAAATCAAATACCTTATACACGTAATTATAATTCCCATTATCAGAACGAAACTTTGTTGTTACTAGATCTAAATTGTGTTTTTTTATCTTTATTACCGATCTTATTAATACCTTTGGGTCTAATAAGAATACATCAGCATCCATAAACAACACATATGGTGTTGTAACAAGTTTGAATCCGTTGTTTCTTGCTATTGCTGGAAGTCCACCATCCATTACTCGTAAGACAAACAGGTCGGTTCTATTCACATACTCTAACCTTGTAATTAGATCTAATTTTGTTATCCCATCATTTGATGCGTCACATACAACAACTTTTACGTTATGTATATCAACTTGATAGTTTAATAGGTCCAACGTTTTTAATATAATATCCTTTTCGTTTTTACAAGGTATTACAATCGTTACAAGATTTGATAACTCCATATTTTTTTTTATACTTAAAATAATCTTTACGATCTTTTAAAATTATTAAAACTAAAGACAACACTACTAATAAAATTAAAACCACAATTCTTTTTAATAATAGATAGTTATAAATTTACTTAAACATAATTTTAAAATCAAACTTAACTTTTTGGTAACATAAAAAACCACAATATGTTATTTAAGCCGTTTTCATCCCATCAGGATTTTTAATGGCCTCTATTACTTTACTTTGGTTTAATCCAGTGTCTAATCTTGATTGACAGGCAACATCAATTAATTCTTTGTCGGATTTTCCGTCTTTTACCGCGGCTTCTAATTTTCTTCCGAATTTTTGAAAGAATCCGGGACCATTCCAACTTGCGTATGACATATGCACTAATAATCCTTTATTTCCCATAATTTTTTCTTTGGTCTTAGAGTCTTTAATATAACTACTCATGTTTTTATTAAAGTATTTTTCCATAATTTCAGTTGCAAGATCTTCTAATTTTTCTTTTTTATCTCCACCTCTATATAACCATTTCCATTTTTTACAAAAGTTACCCATGTTTGTCCATTTCATGTTTTTACCTTCACCACTAGATGTGGCTCCAGCTGCGATTTTTTCATCGTCTATAATCTTAAAAAATTCTTTTCCTTTATCAGTGCTTTCAATATTACCATTATACCTATCCAAACCAAACATAGTCTCAGTTGATTTACCCATACGGCTAGTTGGGTGCGGGCAAAATGGATTCCAATATCCTCCTTCAAAATTTGCAATTACTTTTTTTGTTATTGTTTTAAAATCGGAATCTGTGGTGGTTGTATTATTACTTGTTGTGTCACCACTTGTTGTATTATTGCTTGTTGTATCACTACTTTTTGTGTTTGTTTTGTTTTTGAATAATTTTTCTTTAATTTTGGATAAAATACCTTTTATACCAAATAAATCATTTTCTGATGAGTTTGTTGTTAAAGATGTATTAGTGTTATCAACATTTAAACCATCTTTAGTTGGGTGAGGTGGATATTTATTTGGGTCTGTATATTTGAAAAAGTATTGGTGAATTTTATTACCAGATGGATTTACAAAATGGTCTTTTCCGTCAAAAGTGATTGGTGTTATGTCTTGATATCCTTTTGAACTTAATTGTTGTTTTAAAGGACCTACTTGATCTAAAGCTCGTTTTTCTGAACTACCACCAGTAGATCCTCTTGTTGAAATTCCCATGTATGCTTTACCATCAGTACTAGGACCAATAGTTGCGCTCCACGTTACCGTAGAGTTTTTAGAATCTACATTTAACTTTAAATCAGTTATGTCAGGGTTAATTCCATCATCATAAAGTTTTTTTAGTTTCTCCTCAATTTGGGTTCCAATAAGAGCCCCTTGTTTGTCAGATTTTCGTCTTTCAAACGCATGAAGTAAATCAGCATCTCCTGGTATTGGTGATTTCCAAGTAGCCCCAAATGTTTCTTCTTTTATTAACATTTTTTTTATATTTTTGTAATTAATCTGATTTGGAATTAAATCTTTTTTTCTAATTAAGTTGTAATTTTCATTAACATTATTAGTTTCTTTAATTTTTTCTTTAAGAATTCTTGCAAATTCATTTTGTATCATTTTAGTAAATTTAACATATGGAGAGTCATCAGATTCAGAATTATATTTATATTTACCTTCAGGTGGTCGTTTAGATCTACCTAAATAAGACAATCCTGAAATATTGGTAATACATTTATGTCCACCACTATTTGATTTAATTAAATCCCAAGCGTTTACACTAATTGAGTCCAACATTTTCATTTCGTTTTGTGTCAATTCACTAAATGGTTTTTTCATTACAACATCAATATCATTTAATATTTTTTCACCATTATCCATTCTTTTAAATTCTTTTCCATACAAAGCATTAAAGTCTTTAAATGTAAAACCAACAGATTCTTCATTAAAACTTTTTCCTGATTCAGATATCCATTTAATTGTGGACAAAGGAATGTCTTTATTTTGTAATTGTGATTTCCACTTGTTTAAGACCTCATCTTTAATTTCACCTAAGTTCACACCTTTAAGTGCTCTTTCTTTCTTAAATGGATTACAAGACGCTTGTACCAACCCTAAGGGCCAAGCAATCACCAAGAAGTCAGCGTCAGGATTATTTCTGAATGGTGTGTATCTATCATATGATCCTGGTTTCATCATACTACCTCCACCATATTGAACTATTATCCCATCATCAACTTTAACATTCTTATTTATCTTCATTGATTGGACATACATCTCTTTATTTTTTTCTAATGTGTCCACATCAGCATATCCACTATCTTTAATTTGAGATTTAATATACATTAAAATACTTAATAGTGATGGATTTGCATTCATTACGATATTTTCTAAAAATTTTGGTTTGTTTTTAAATGCTAATAATAATTTATTGGTTACCATTCCCATAACCATTTTGTTTTTTTGTAATGATTGATCTTTATCTACCTTAAACAAATAATTCATTACCTCTTCGGGTGTTATATCGTATTGTGCGTAGTTTGCTGAATCAACAGTAGAAATTAAAGTTATATCGTCTGATGGAAAAATGTCGTTTGGTGATACGGTTTGAGATATTGTCTCAACGTTTGATCTTGACGCTTTAAAATTGGTTGATGTTCCTTGTTCTACACCAGCTTGCGTATCGTGATGGTCAGTATGTATAACAAACATTGGTTTACCGTGAGCAAAGTCAACTAACACCGGCATAACATCACCTTCGGCGTCTAATTTTTTAATTGCAAATTCCTTATCACCATATTGGATAATTTCAGAGTCAACCACTTTAATTCCATTTTGTTCTAAGTAGTTTTTCATACCTAAAGCAGTTGTCACTCCATCCAAATCCTGATGAAAATATATTTTTGCCTTAGGATATCGTTTAGATAATTCTTTTATGTTTCTAATACCAGACTCAAAAATTAATTTTTTTGATTCTTCTGTTAATATTTGTATTACAAGATCTTTCATATTATATAAATACTTTAAAAAAAATTAAATAAATAATAGTTGATTTAAAAAATATTTGTATATTTGTAACATGATAATGAAAAAAATTAATGACCGAGTTTATGAGTTCTTTGATCTTAAACCAGAAGATGAGAACATCGAAATAACTAATGTAATAACTTCTAAATCTGAAGATAATAATTATTGGTTATACGACGAATTAAAAACCGCCGATTTAGATGTTAGTTCGTGGATGAAAGATTTAGTTGACGATAATGACAATGATTATGATGATTATGAGGATGTCCAAGTAATAACAAAACCTAAATCAAAGAGAGATGAATTAGTTGATAGTTTAAACTATCTTAAATCTAAAGAATTTAAAACTAAACAAGATCGTGAGTCCATCTATACTTTAGAAGTGATTTTAAAAAATATGTAATTAATTATTATAAATTGTTAACCGCATCAGTATTTGTTTCCATGTGATTACTATTTTTTACACTTGAAACAATTTTGGATATAAAATTTTTAGCGTCATCGTTTTGAGATCCAAATGAGGTATAATAATATTTAACTTTTGAACTATTGTCTTTAACAAATTTCTTATAAAAATTACCTACTGACCCACCCATCCAAATGTCCACAAGTAAAATTTCACTAAAATCACCTGAGTTAGAATTTAGTAATTCTTTTCCAGGTTTATATCCACCAGAAAATAAATAAAGTATTTTAGAAGATGGTGTAATATTATTTTCCTTTAAAGACTCTAAAACTTTTTTATATGAATTAAGACCACTTACCTTATGGTCATTAGCAACAAATATAGTATATTTATCTTTTAATTTATTAACATAATCCCACATATATACCCCACTTTTTTTTCCACCAACATTTATTCCACCATAAACCATAAGTAATGGGGCTGTTTTATTTTTAGAAAACAATATTTCACCATAATCATTAATAGACGTTTTACCTATTAACTCGTCATTATTTAATTTATTTGTTACCTCATCACCATATGATTTGCCAAATTCTTTTTTATATGCCAATTTTGTTTTTGGTCCCATAACACCATCAATACCATCGTTATTTGGTCCAGACAATCCAATATTATAACCTTTATTAACTAAATCTGTTTGAATTTTGATTATTTCATCATTTTTTTCTTCAGATATTAATGTTTTAATATTACCTAACTTAGATTCTAACAATATTTTAAATCTATTTACATCCATTATTCTATTTTATTAATAATAAATATTGATTAATAAATTTTTACTTAAAATTACCATAAAAAATTACTATATTTGTATTGTGATTACAGAGAAACTTTCAAATATACCCCAATCTAGTGGCTGTTACCTTTTCAAAAACGAGAAGGGTCAGATTATCTATGTGGGTAAGTCAAAGTTTTTACCTAAACGAGTTAAGTCTTACTTTCAAAAAAACCACAAAGATAAAAAGACAACTTTCTTGGTAAATGAGATTCGTGATGTTGAGTTCATGACCACTGATGATGAATCTCAAGCTCTTTTGTTGGAAGACGAACTTATCAAATCACACAAACCAAAATACAACATCAAAGCAAAAGATGACAGATCTCGTCGTTGGTTTATCACTTTGAGTTCGGATGAGTTCCCAAGACTTTTAGTTTGTAACCCTTCTAACTTTACTGGTGAAGTTCTTTTGGAATCTACAAGTTCTAACTCTTGTTATGAGATCTATGAGATGGTTCATGACATTTTCAATCTTAGATCTTGTTCTTATAACTTGACTGAAGAAAATATTCAAAATGAAAAGTTCAAGACTTGTTTGGAATTTCATCTTGGTCGTTGTAATGCTCCTTGTGTTTCCTCAATTCAGAAGTTTTCTTACTTAAAGATTGTAAGTGAGATGAGAGATGTATTTTCCTTTCAGTTTGACAAGGTTCGAAATCGTTTGAGAAAGTTTATGAAGTATCATTCTGAACAAATGGAGTTTGAGATTTCTCAGAACTTAAAAAACAAAATGGATGTTGTTGATTTGTTAGAGAAAAAACTTGAGTCGTTTCGTGTTAGAAAGTATTGTGATATTTCAAGATCTTTCAAAGAACAATTTGGTTTATTGAATGTTCCAACTCTTATTGAAGCTTTTGATAACTCTCACACTGCTGGTGATTGTCAGGTGTCTGCCCTTGTTCGTTACAAGAATGGTAAGACCGATAAGTCAAACTATCGTAAGTTCAATATCAAAACTGTTGAGGGTCCTGATGACTACGCATCATTTACTGAGGTATTAAATCGTCGTTTCAAAAGACTTTTAAATGAGAAACAAGAGTTACCTTCACTTGTTGTTATTGATGGCGGTAAAGGTCAGTTGGGTGTTGCAAAAAAAGTATTTGAATCTCTTGGATTGTTATCTTCTATTGATTTGATCTCCATTTCTAAAAACGATAAACACCAATCTCAAACAATACACAAGATTGATGGGTCAAGTTTTGATATTCCAAGAAGTGAGTTTGGGTTTTTATTGGCTGAGATTCAAAATGAAGTTCACCGATTCGTGATTACTTTTCACCGACAAAAAAGATCAAAGAAAGTTATTGGATAAACTTTGTATCGTAATAAGTCGCAATATAATCCGCATTTAAAAGTGGATGTTTGGTAATTATCTCATCTATTTTTTTATAATATTCTTCTGACTCATAGTAAGTTTCTACTTTAGGTAAAAACTCATCTATATATTTGTAAATAACCTCACTCACATCAACATTTTCGCCATTTTTTGTTGCAGATATTGGAACAACCTTGTTTTGGAGATAAAATGATTCAAGATCAAAATGTTTATTGTTAAAACCAATTGAATTTATTTCAATAACATATTCTTTGCCATCACCATCTAAATTTCCTGTTGTAAATTTAATTTCTTTTACAGAGTCAAAAACTTTTTGTATTTTGTTTCTTGTTTCGTCGTTAAGATAAAATTTTGGTTGTGTGTCCTCCCATATTATATTTGGTCTTAGTTTAATACTAATATATTGGGTAAATTCTTCTAATAATTCTAATAACTCTTCATAAATTATTGCATAAAAATAACAGACATTATTTGGATTTTTTATTTTAAAGTGAATTTGATGATATGGGTTTGGATTCCAACCGGTACCCATAATAGAATTATGTGAACCATATTCACCAACCCCAACAGGAATACATTGAAGTCCGGAAATGTTTACCTCTTCACCCACAAAGTTTTTAAATAATTTTAATATTTTTTCTTTATTCATGATGTAAACATTTTATATTCCCTCATTCTTCTTGGTTCAAGACCGGGGAATTTTTTAAACAGGTTTGAACTTGTGGTTAATATTTCTTCTGCCGCTAAATATGTATTGCCCGATTTTAAAGCTTTAATAAAATCACTTTTTATAATACCAGGACCCATATTATATGCCATTGATACCATAGCATTATACATTCCTTGACTAACCTTAATTTTAATACCTTCTGTTTCCCATTTATTAAGAATTTTATTTATTATCTCTTCGGAATTACTAATATCGTCTTTAAGTAGTATCTCCGCCTGATCTTTAGTGATTTTAGTTTTACCTGGTATTATTTTATTATAATTCGGTAGGAATTCATACCCTTCATTTTCACCTCTAAATATTGCGTGACCATAACCAATAGTGTATGCCCCATCACCAAGATTATAGGCGACCAAAACAGGTTCTCCTTTTTTTGTTATGGAACCTTCTTCATATCTCATGTGTTCATATAATTCTGGACTTGATTTTCTAATTCTTAGTGAAATAATTTTTTCGATTGTTTCTTTCTCAATTTGATCAGCCTTTTTTACAACTGGTTCAACCATTTTATTTAGTTGTTTAATTGAAAGTAATCCAATAAAAGAATATATTACATATTTTAAGATTTTTTTTCTTAATTCAGGTGGAATATTTTTAATTTTATCCACAACACTTTCAACGTATTGGATCGCATCTTCTTTTGTTTTAACCCATAACTTTGATTTATCTATATCTTTTTTAACATTGGTGAAATCCCACTCCATGTCAGGTTCGGTTTTACCGTCCTCAACAATTAAAGATATTTTGAAAACCATGTCGTCCAAAATACCTTCATAAATAAGTCTATTATTGAATGATCTAAGTTGTTCTTCTGTTAATGACACTTTCATATCAATAAATATAAAAGAACTCTAAACATATTGAATCTTTGACACGCAAATGTTTTCAATTCCAAAAAACTGTAATTCGTCCTGTAGTAATTTCTCATTACTCCAATTTCTAACTCGACTGTTAATACCTCTTTTATTGTTTTTAACCCAAGATTCGGAAACCCCAAATTCATCTGTGAATTTAATTTTAACATCTAACTCATAACAGTAACGCACAATCTCTTTGCTTAAGTAATATCCTTGTTTGTATTTTCTGATGTTAGTTATTTCAATTTGAATTTTTTTGCACCAAACTTTACCATCACATTTAATTAATTTTTTCTTAAAAAGTTTTTTAACTTTTTTGATGTGATCATCCTTGATTACATGTCCTATTTTGTTTGTGTTGTTCATAGAACAAATATAAGCAAAAAAATCTTAACGACGGTGATTTTTTTTAATATTTTCTAATTTAGCCTTTTTTAATGCAACTGATAGTTGTGAGGAGATTGGGTAATTGGTGTTTTGGTTAATATGGTTATAATTGATTGTTTTTGGCTTTACCTCTGTTTTAATATTTTTTGGTTTATTTAAAAATATATCTGCAATAGATTCGTGTTTTAATTTTTTTTTCTCATAATCACTTACTTCAATCTCCAAATTAATATCATTTTGTGACTTTAAAAGTATTTTGTCTTCAACATCAACTACCTTATAATTTGATTTTAAAAATTCTTTATTTTTAATATTTTCAATTGTTTTCTTCTTACTCATGTGGTAATAATTACCCCTTAACGCAGATGACAATCCTGTTCTTGGGTGAATTGTTAGTGAGTTAGGGTGTATTCTTCTATGGAAAAGAATGTGTGATGTATGTAGAATATTTTTATTTGTCTTATAAAGTCTACCCATAAAATCTGAATCAGCGGCAACTTGCCACCCTTCAAAACCATTCATTTCAATAAACAATTCTTTTATAATACCAAACACACCTTCACCAAAAGTTGGTTTTTTTCCAACATATTCTCTAATACCGTTTTGATCTTTAAAGTCCATGTATTTTGGTTTAACAACCAAATACGTGTTTAACTTTGAATCAATTTCACTTATTAAATCAGGCATCATAACATCATCTGAGTCAAAGAAAAATAGTTTATCAAAAGAAGATAAATCAGATAAAGTATTTTTAATTAAATAAGGACCTTTGTTTTCTAAAAAAAAGAAGAACTTAAAGTTTGTTGGAAATTGATTTTCATAAACATATTTTAAGGTATCTTCACAAGAATCAATTCCAATTAAAACTTCGTATTCACCAGTGAAATTACATTTATCTATTGAGTCAAATAACTCAGGAAGAAACTCTACGTTTTTGAAAGTAGGTATGATTATACTAAGACTCAATTCAACTTTTTTTGTATTTTATTTTAACAAAAAGTTATTACAACATTAAACATAGTAAACACCGACACCAATTAAGATCCTGGTATTGCAAGTATTGGACAACAATTAGCCGGTGAAGGTGTTATAGTTGGTAGTGGTGTTAATGTTGCTGTTGGCGTAGGTGTTGGTGTTGGGTTGATGCTAATTATAATATTTGGTATAACAACTCCAGCATAGTTTGTAATTGTTATATTATTCACATAACTTAAGTTAGATACTTGTGCCGCATTTCCTGGAAGTGTAGTAGTTACAGATCCTTGTAATGTGGATGCAGGGATCGTAATACTTTCAGGGACTGTAAATATTACACCATTTGTTAAAATAATATTTACTGTGAAGTAAACTATAGTTGGAACTGGAATTCCTAAATTGTAAGAAACAGTTGTTATTACTGATATTGATCCATCAACCACATTTACATTAAAATTTGCATTTAAAGTGGCAGGTGCTGGAGATTTAGATGGGGTAACAGTTGCTGTCGGTGTAGGAGTTTGAGTTTGTGTTTGAGTAACAGTAGGTGTAAGTGTTTGTGTTGCCGTAGGCGTAATCGTATTAGTAGGTGTAACCGATGGTGTTTCTGTAAGTGTTGGTGTAATAGTTGGTGTAACCGATGGAGTTCCTGTTGGTGTTTGAGTTGGTGTCTCCGTAACTGTTGGTGTAACCGATGGAGTTCCTGTTGGTGTTTGAGTTGGTGTTTCCGTAACTGTTTGTGTTGGTGTTGTTGTATTTGTTGGAGTTACTGTCGGAGTATTTGTAGGTGTTTCAGTAACCGTAGGAGTAACAGTAGGAGTAACAGTAGGTGTTTCCGTAATTGTAGGTGTAGGTGTTGGTGAAGACGCAAAACTAGGTGTAATACTTATTGTTGGTGTAAGTGTTGGTGTATTAGTTGGTGTCTCAGTTGGCGTAATAGTAACCGTAGTTGTTGGTGTAATAGTAGGTGTGACAGATTGTGTTACAGTTGCTGTAGGTGTTGCTGTAGGTGTTTCTGTTGCGGTTGGTGTAGGAGTTTCTGTTACAGTTGCCGTAACTGTTGGGGTAGGTGTTTCTGTAAGTGTTGGCGTAAGTGTTGGCGTATTAGTTGGTGTCTCAGTTGGTGTAATAGTAACCGTAGTTGTAACTGTTGGCGTAACTGTAGGTGTAGGTGTTGGTGTTGGTGTCTCCGTAACTGTTGGCGTTACTGTTGGCGTAATTGTGGGTGTAACGGTATTTGTTGGTGTTACGGTTGGTGTTTGCGTGTTGGTTGCCGTAACCGTTGGTGTTGGTGTTGGTCCAATAATATTCATTTGGATATTATTATCGGGTCCATACCAATTATATACTCCAGTATTTAAACCCATACCGGCAATTGTTGTTCCAGTAAAAGTTATACTTGTATTAATATCATCAGTTAAAGCATTTTGATCAAAGTAAGCCCCTTGATTGTCAACTCTAAAAGGAGTGAACTGAGATCCAATATTAGCGGTTCTTGAGGTATTCCCAAAACTTGGTGGGAAAGAATTTATTTGCACTTTACAAAAACCAACACTACTAGACCCAAATTGTACCCATCTTTGTGATGAGAATATTGAATTTCCAGGTCCAAATCCAAGTCCACATGCCGTTACATATCCAGTCCCTATATTTCCAACAACTTCAACATAAACATTTCCATTAGTTTCAATAACGTTTATATTAACATTTGACGTTGGTAATGGGTTGACGATAATTGTTAGAGTCTCAACCACACCAGTAGATCCAGTCCAACTTCGTGTAATTGTTTGTGGAGACATTCCTAAACCAGCATAGGTTAAACTTGGTAATAAAAAACCCCAACTAAAATTTAAACCTGAAACATAAGACTGTGGAACGGTTAATTGCCCTATAGTCGCATCTTGTCCCACCATAAAAAACTGACCTCCTGTTGCAAATGTATTTATAGCGGTAGTATAATCTGTTGAGGAGGTTCCAAAATTTGGTATTGTCGTAAATAAATTAGGGTAAAACCTATAATTAGTGTTAGGATTATTAAGACCTATCCATGATAATCTATTTAAAGCTAAATTATTTAAAGCATTAGATCTGAATCTAAGACCTTGATTTACGTTAGCCGCATTTCCTTGTGTTTTCCCAATAAATGAGTCTAAGTTTAGCGTTCCTGATCCTTGGAATTGAAGTCCGTTAGGTTGTTGGTAAATATTGATTGTAATTGGCATAATCTATTTTTATATATAAATACAATGACCCGACAAATTGTTTTATCGGGCCATCATTTTTTTTATCTTTTAAATTAAATTATACAACAGTTAGCCGGTGAAGGTGTTACTGTTGGGAATGGTGTTAATGTCGCTGTAGGTGTTGGTGTTGGCGTAGGATTTACCGTAATATTAATATTTGGAATAACGGTTCCTGAATAATTGGTAATCACAACATTACTAATATTTGTAAGTCCTTGTGATATTTGTGCCGCATTTCCTGGAATATTAAACGATCCAAATCCTTGTGGTGTATTTGCCGGCATGTTGATTGTAAACGGAACTGTATACGTTGTTCCATTAGTATAAACCAAGTTCAGGTTGAAACTTACAATAGTTGCAAATGGAATTGTATTGTTATAATTAATTGTAACTAACATGTTAATTGAACCATCAACAATTAATGTGTTGAGTAATATTGTCACATTTGATGGTGCTGGTGAAGTTGTTGGTGTTGGTGTCAACGTCGGTGTAATTGAAATAGTCGGTGTTACAGTCGCTGTTGGTGTTGCCGTTAATGTAGGCGTTACTGATGGCGTTGTAGTTACCGTAGGTGTAAGAGTTGGTGTTGAAGTTAAAGTTGGAGTAACTGTTGACTGTGGTGTTAATGTTGGAGTTGCAGTAGGTGTGACAGTTGGTGTTACTGTTGACGTTACTGTTGGTGTATTTGTTGGTGTTTCAGTCGGTGTTACAGTTGGTGTTTGCGTGTTAGTTGCCGTAACAGTTGGCGTTACAGTAACAGTTGGCGTATTTGTTGGTGTTAATGTTGGTGTATTTGTTGGCGTTTCGGTCGGTGTTTCCGTAATTGTTGGAGTAACCGTAGGTGTTGGGGTTTCAGTAATCGTTGGTGTAACTGTTGGTGTAACTGTTGGTGTTGCCGTGTTTGTAGGTGTCGCTGTTGGTGACGCAGCAATACTTGGTGTAACACTTACGGTAACAGTTGGTGTTGGTGTTAAGGTATTTGTTGGTGTCGGTGTTGGTGAAGGAATTATTGCATCTAAATAACATAGTTGAAGACCCGTACCCCCCGAATCACCTGGTCCTGTTATAGTTAATATTGTGAAAGGAGAGGTAGGTATTATTTCAAAATAACCAGCCCCTGCAAGAAGATTACATGGCGTACTTGTCGAAATAACATTTCCAGAAACACTTAAACATCCGCTTTGACATGTGGTAATAGTTATAGGTCCACTGTCTGTTGTGAATGTAAATGAACATACCGGACTAACATTCATTCCATACATTAAAAATCTTATCCCTTGAATCTGATTTGAAAAAGTTAAAGTATAAGTAAACCCACCATTTGTTCCTAAAATAATATCACTCAACATTGTAAATGATCCTATATATTGTTGGTAATACGTATTAATAGCATTAGGACCTACTCCAATGTTTCCAGAACCTGTAGCAGTTACGTTTGTGAAGTTTCTAACAACTGTTTGATTAACTTGTGGAAGATTTTCAGGATTTGAACAACAGTTTGATGATATGTTTGGTGTGTTACTTGGAGTGTTAGTTGGTGTTGTTGTTGGTGTAGGTGATGGTGTTTTAGTTAATGTCGGCGTATTTGTAGCCGTAACTGTTGGTGTTAAAGTATTGGTAGGTGTAACAGTTGGTGTTGGTGTTTCAGTTTGAGTTGCGGTTATTGTCGGTGTAACTGTATTTGTAACTGTTGGCGTAAGAGTAAGTGTCGGTGTGACAGTTGGTGTTGCAGTATTTGTTGGCGTAATTGTTGGAGTTACAGTTGGTGTTGCGGTATTTGTTGGTGTTGCGGTATTTGTTGGTGTTACAGTTGGTGTTTTAGTAACAGTTGGTGTAACTGTTTTTGTTGGTGTAACTGTTGGTGTTGTAGTCTTAGTTGGTGTTACAGTTGGTGTAGGTGATGGTGGCGGTAAAACATTCATTTGGAATACGTTGTTGGGCGCCATCCATATGTAAGTTCCTGTAATGAAACCTAAGGTTTGAATCGTTGCTCCAGGATCATTATAAACCATTGATGTATTTATGTAACCGCTTGTCGCATTTGAACTAATTCCAAAACTAGAATTATCAATAAGAAAGTATGGTGGTTGTGATGGCTGAATATTGGCAGCAACAATGCCTTGATTGAGTGAAAAGGGTTGTGTAGGGTATGATGTTATCTGCCATGTTTGCATCTGAGCGTTATCAGGAAACATAAAAACCCTTTTATTTGGGTTTGAACCTTTTAAATAACCACCAGGATTATAAGTAAAAACACCATTAGGTACTAATCCGTTAGGGTTTATTGTTCCAACAACACTTACGTTAACAGTATTTAAAACTTGTTGTATAGTAATTATAACATTCGCGTTTTGTGGTTGTAATACCACAACCTGTACGTTGTCAGAAACACCTAACTGCGGATTTGTCCAACTATAAGTATTATTTTGTGGAACTATACCTAAACTTGTATAAGTTTGATTAGGTATAAGATATGAAAAATTAAAAGGTTGATTTGAAATGTAATTATCAGAATAAGATAGGGCGTTTGGAAAAGAATTACTATCATTCCAAGGGTTACCTATTGAGAAAAAATAATTCATAGCCCCCCCCGTTAAATTAATAACACCACTAGTACCATATATACTACTTGATAATGTACTTATTGGCACTAAATTTTGTAGTAAGTTTGAATGTAACTTTATATTACCAACGGCTCCACCAACAATTTTACTTGGGCCTCTAAAAAAAATTCCAGTTCCCATGTTTAATCCCCATGATGGTAAATTTTGAAGTGAGGTTGTATTAAGTGTTCCTGATCCTGAGAATAAAACTCCGTTAGGTTGTTGTGATATTGTTAGTTTAATTGGCATAATAATGTTTTTTATTAATAAATATTACAAAAACAAAATAAAAACTATTTTTTAAACTTTTTATTACCTTTACCCATAAGTTTTGATATTGTTGATGAGTTTAATTTTATATTAACCACCTCTTGATTGTTTTTTGCTTGTGTAATTGTTTTTGGGTTACTTTTTTGAAAAATAGAATTTATTTTATCGTAATTTATTTGTTTTTGAGTTAACTCAAGTGTTTTAAGTGTATTTTTTTTTACAAATTCTTGATCCTCAATTTTTGTTTCTACAATTTTTGTTTCTACAATTTTTGTTTCTACAAATTTTGGAGTAAATAATCCATTAACTAATCCCGTTTGAATTTTATCCGATTTTGAAGCTTCATTATAAATTGTTGTTTTTTGTGGAATATATTTCATATATCCTTCATCATGTTTTAAACAAATAATTTCTATATTATTTTCTATACAGTATTTTCCAATCCAAACATCCGCCATGTTTGGATTTTTAAAATAGTCAATAGGTATTTTCATAAGTGAGGTATGGAAACACATTACTCCAGTTCCACCAAATTGAACTTTAACGTCGTTTTTAACTTTGCTTAAACATGAATACCTTTCACTTGCGGATCTATAATAACTAGATATTGGAAATGATGGGAAATTTCTTCCGTGATAAGTTACAACTTTTTTATTGTTAAATTCTTTACATCTTTTAATTGTGTCAGAAACATAAGTTGGCGGATAAATAAGATCGTCATCTATTGAAAAGTAATACCCGTCGACTTTTACTAAGTTTAAATACTTGAATGCATCACCTATAGAATTGTCAGTAAAAAAAAGATTTATTTTTTTGTGGTAAAAAAAATCAGGAATTTCCTCCATATAATGATCATTGAGCGCAACGTTAATTTCGTCACACTGATCGATTATTGATTCTAAAGTCCTAATTAAAGATTCTGTTCTTTTATAAGATGCGACGTTTACTATTATTCTTTCACTCATTTGTTTTTAAAGATGTTACTTTTCTTTCGTGGTAATTCATTTTAGATTCGTGATCTCCGTGAATAACCAAAGATTTTTTAGTGTGATACATTCCTAAACCTAATTTGTTTAGTCTATTACTTATTTGTTGTCCAACCCCAGAACTTAAATTCGGATTTCCTTTCCATCTGTTTGGGCTAATTGGTATGATTTTAAATTCTAATGTTTCGAAAAAATTTCTTTTTGCAATAAAACATAAATCATTCCACTGTGTTTTATAGTATTCACCATAATCAATAGTTTTAAAGTCTGTCCAATTAGTTTTATTTACTCTACCGTCTGTTAAAATAGATAAACATATTTTATCTGAAAAATTAATAGATTCATAAATACGTTTTGTTTCATCAAAGAAATTTTCAACCAATGAAATATCATCAGGTAGGTATATAAAATACTCACTTGAAATGTTTTTTAAAACACTGAGTGTTGAATTGATTATGTTGTAATATTTTTGTTTACCGTTGTTTGGGTATAACGATATTTTTTTATGGTAACTTTTATTGATATCAATATTTTGATTACCCCCATCATCAAAAATTGCAACAAAAATTCTATGATTTTTTTTCTCACTTTCAATTTGATTCAGAAGTTTATTTAACATCTCAGTTCTATTATAAGTTGTGATTATAATACAAAAGTCATAAGTTTCTTTAGTCATTATTTTTCTCCTAATATTTCTTTACATTTATTCACAAATAAACTTACGTTACCAATTCTAGATTCAAATGCATGATATACTCTATTACCATAAGTAGTTCCTCTACCAAATCTTTCATTACCAACTAATAACCATTGTTTTTGTTCAACGTGTGAAGGATAGATTATATTAACAGGTAATTTCTTTTCTAAACATGTGTGTGTTAATTCGCCAGCAACATCAGATCTATCTGTTTCAATAAAAGAAGGCCTACCTATTGTGTCATATGTTTTTTTACTAAAAATTAAAAAAGCCGGACTTGCATAAACAACTTCACTTTTTTTGTAATGTCTTTGTGCAACAGAGAATAACCCTAAATTGTTTTTTGCCCACTCAATTCCTTCATCAATTATTTTGTTATCTAATGGTATTGAATCGATATCAAACAAAACAAAAATGTCCCAATTGTTCCCCAAACTTTTAATATGTTGATCAACTAAATGTCCGTGACCTGGCCAAGTAGGTGAGTTAATTTGATTTATCTTTAATCCAAAATGATCAAATACTTTTTTTTGATACTGAACTATTTGATCATCTATTTTGTTATTGTAAAATGTTACGGCAATACTCATAAATCAACTTTTACTTTTTTAACTTTATCTTCTAACTCAATGGTTTCATTTAGAGTATATTCTAATGTGTTTAATCCTTCCAAATCATAATCATATGGTGTTGTAATTCTCTCCACATTTTTTTTATATTCTGGTGTGTGTTTTGGAGCTCTTTCGTGTAGTAAATTATCATACTTACCCAATCTTCTATGAAGTGGAAATCCTTTTGATTTGACTCTAAATAGAAGATCGTTGTCTTCACCTCCCCAACCCCAAAACTCATTACTATATCCATTTATTTTAATAAAATCTTCCTTGTTAAAGTAGTTTACCCCTCCGTAATTACTATTTGCAGAAAGTCTATATCCCAAATGTTTTATTGCGTGAAATCCGTGTGTTGGTTGTTCAACATATGAATAATCGGCTTCTTCTGGCATCATGTCCGCATCGTGAAAACAAAAATAATCAGACTCATCTTTTTTCAAATCAAATCCAATATTTAAAAGTTTTGCCCTATTGAATGGTTTTTTGTTATCCTGTTCAACAATCAATATGTCATAGTTAGACACATTTATTTTTCTTTTTATAATTTTTAAAAATATTTTTAAATGTTCTTCTCTATTTCTATAAGGTATCACTATTGATAATTTTTTTTCCATACATATAATTATTCAATAAAAAATAATTACTTTTAAATTAATGTCAATAACATTTGTAATACCTTCTTTATCTCGCCCAACTTTAAATAAAACTGTAGATTCTTTGTTAAATCAAACAAATAAATCTTGGAAGTGTCTAATAATTTATGATGGTGTTGATGGTCCAAATTTTGATGACCCAAGAATTACAACACACAAAATAACTAAAACAGGAAATAATAGCAAACCAATGGGTGAGTCTGGATTAGTTAGAAATGTTGGTATAAAAAAATGTGACACAGAGTGGATTGGTTTTTTGGATGATGATGATACGGTTCATCCTGATTACGTTGAGACTCTATTTAAAAAATATTCTAAACATGATTTTGTTGTTTGGAGAATGAAAAACCCTTATGGTTTAGTAATTCCAAGATGGGGAAAAAATGAACTTGTTATTAACAATGTTGGGATTTCTTTTTGTTATAAAAACAAATTTAAAAATCTTTTGTTTGATAAAAATATAAATGGTGAAGATTTTTATTTTATTGAGAAATTATTAAATCAAACTAAAAATTATGTAATAACTGAAGAAGTTTTTTACTTTATCAGACATTAATCTTTTTTATTTCTACCCTGACAATGCGCCTTCTGACTAAATCCTTTTGGGTTATTACAATTTATTGACTTTTTATATTCTTTTGACCATTTTTCGTCAATTGGTTCTTTGGACAATTTCTTTTTCCAAAACTTGAATAGGTTTTCTTTATCGTAATCATCTTTTTTTTGATCCCAACCACAATCATGACAAAGATAAGGATGTGAATCATCATCTTCTTTTTTCCAAGAGTGTTCACACTTCTTACATTCAATTTTGTCGTTGAATATTCTATCTGCCTGTTTTTCTGTTAATAATATTTTCATTATTCGCAATCATCACTTATGTCATTATATATTTCAACCAAATAGTCGTAATATTTTTTTTGTATATATTCTTCAACCTCATCTCTAACTTCTACCATTGCTGGTGATGGTTTTACATAATCTTCATCATCTTCATCACAATAACCTTCATCACAGTAATAAAAACGAAGTGCTTGTCCCATACAAAAATCGGCATAATCTTCTTCATCATCAAGATCACAAGGGTCTTGTATCTCGGTTTGATAATCAATTATATCTCCAATCTTTTCAAGATCTACTCCTCTTCTTAATAATCTATTAGGTATCTCTTGATTCACAACTGAATTTTTTCTTTAGTTTTATTATCATAAATAGTGAAAGGTGTTGCAATTATTATCCAATCAACATATTTGTAATCTTGGTCATATGCTTTTTCACTAGCTTTGATTTGAATTGTTTTGGTTCCATAATCAGGATGTGACATAATTAAATCTGTTCCAAAGACCATATCAATTAAATCTCCATTACCACCTTCATATTCCACTTTGAATCCTTTGTTTTGTAAATGTTCTTTAACTCTTTGTTCGGCACTTTCTCCAATGGCGGAAGTTCTTTGTATATTCTTGGTATAGTTTAACAGTTCTTCCACATCTTTAAAGTATTTTGCTAATAATTTTTCCAAGTATGGTTTAATTTTTGTCAAAGCATTGTTTGGGTCATTTATAATTTCTCGAATTATGTCTTTTGATCTATCACCACCTCTATAAATAAGATCTGTAAGTAGTTCTGCTAAATCATAATAGTTCGTGTTCAACTTGTTAATTGGTTGCCAATCACCATTTAAATAAATCAATCTACCACCTCTAACTCTTTTATCAATAAAATTGTTTTTTTCTGTTTCTGATATTTTACCTAATGATTGTAATAATTCGGATCCTTCAATAAATTTAGTTTGTAAGTCCTTTGGGATTTCGGTTCCTAATTCATAAATTTTTCTATTTATTATCTTTTTTAATCCAATACCTTCGTCTTTATGAAGATTACTTTTTAATGTTCCAATTTTTTTACAAAGTAACATTTTTTGTTTGTTTCCTGCAAATCTTTCACAAAAGTTATATTCAGATTTATCATCAGACTCAATCATTAAACTTTTAATTCTTTCTATATTTTCTCTTATTAATTTATCCATTATTAAAATTTTAAGGTCATGTAATGTTCTAATTCCGTTGATTCAACATTTTGGTAATGTGTCATCGTCACTTTTTGTTCTTGGAAATTATAATTAATTGAGCCGCTAGATCCTTCATTTATTTCCCAACCACCATAATAAAGTTCAAGTAAATCGTATGATATGGTTTCTAAATTTGTATCAATCCCATCAACATCAGCATCTGTTTCTTTTTTAATTTCTGTAATTCCATTTTCAGTTTCAATTTCATTTTCAATCCAACCACTATCACCACCCCCATCATATCTTAATTTACAAAAACTACCATATTGTTTAATTAATTCATTAACAACATTTTGGTTTGTTAAAGTTTTTACTGTTCTTTCCTCACCTCTCCAACTAGCCGTTACATTTGAAAAATCCGAAAAGTTTTTTTCTATGTTACTCTCTTCAGTAATCATGTCATAATAATCATAGTTGATTATAATTTCTTTTTTTTCAGCGTTAAGTATAAAAAACAAAGTTCCGTTTTCATTATCATAGTATTCATTGTAGAAGTTACCCGTGTCAAAATTTTCTTTTATTTCTTCAAATAATTCACCTATTGATCCAGGTAAAAAATTTAACTCAGAACTTACATCTCTATTATTATAAGATGGACCATTAGGTTCATCATCTTCCCACTCACCATAATACCTATAATACCATTCAACACCATCTTCCATGTTTAATGAATTCAAGATTAGTGAAAAACTATTAAGATCCTTTTTTTGTTTTTCTGTTAGTTCCATGTAAACTTTTATTTAATAAATACTTTTAATCTTCAAACTCTAACTTTTTTGTTCTAGTTACCCATGTTGGTCTTTCACCAGATATTAATATCTTCATCCAATCTGACGCTGATGGTATGATTCCATCACAATCTTCTTTAACATGTTGTTCACCGGCATATCTTGTATAAACGGTTTTACCTTCACTATTTTTGAATTCAGATCCAAACCTTTGTTCCATTTCAAATATCCCTTCCGAATGGTGTCTGAACGCTCTATGTAATGAATGTCCATACCATCCTTTGGTTTCGTCTAACCAGTTATGAATATGGATATAATCTTCCCACTTTCCACCAAATTTTTTGGCAGAACTTTTTGCATGTAAAATTGGATGCGCCATACTATTGTTTAATTGATAATTTTTTATTGTATTATTACTAAAAATAAACTATTTATTTTAAAAAAGAAATTAATAATGGATCCAAATAAAATTCTTTTACTTTTAAAATTTACTAAGCAACTTCACAAGGCGTTAAAAGACTATAACAACTCTGACACATTTGAAACTGTTAATCAAATTAAAACGGGAATAAATACTGACGATTTTTTAAGACCATATTTTTCTAAATTAAATGATTCTGAAAAGTTGTATTTGTTTTTTTCAATATTTTATTATCACAGAACAAATGATGCTGTTAAATCTTTAGAATATGTTTTAAAAAATCTAAAAGGTTATGAATTTTATGTATGTGACCAAGGCGGATATGTTAATGAGGAGTGTCCTGATTGTAATGGTAGTGGAAGGGAAGAATGTGATAGTTGTGATGGAGATGGTAGTATAAGTTGTCGAACATGTGGTGGAAATGGTAATGAAGATTGTGGCGATTGTGGTGGTTCATCTGAAGACGAGGAAGGAAACGCTTGTGATAGTTGTGATGGCGATGGTACTGAAGATTGTTCTGAATGTAATGGTAGTGGTAATGAAATGTGTAATCAGTGTGATGGCGACGGATATTACGATTGTGTTTACTGCAATGGTAATGGAGAAATTGAAACTGATGTTATGGAGTATGAGGAAAATAAACATAACATATATACCACAAACAAATTTGATAAACTAATTTCTAATTCTCCTTTTGAATTGTCCAAATATGAATCAGTTGTTTTAAAACAACCCTTTTTTATAGAATCAGATTATGTTGCAACTAATACTATAGAAGATATATTTTATGACTGGGGAATAGATGTAGAATTGGACAAGTTTAAAAATGGTTTTGTCATCTACGATCATGAATTATCATTGTAAGAATTTCAACTTATACATAGTTGAATAAATCAACTCCTGAACAGTATCAATTTGATTTTGAATATAACTATCATCACAACAATCTCTTTTTTCTTCAATCATATTCAATAAACTTGTAAAGTATTTTAATACTTGGTTTTTGTTTTTATAAGATTGATTCTTAAATGATTTGTAATTAGTTAAAAGACCGTACTTACCTTGATAAGACTCTATCACACCATCAACAAGCACATCAATCCCTTCGTAATATTTTTGTAAGGCTTTGTGTTCAGAATATGATTTAGTCCCTAAATGGAAAATATGAATTTGTGTTTGTGAATGTAATATTTGACAAACCATTTCACAGAAATCTTCATTATGGTTGGAAGATTCTGTATCGTCGTTGTTATCCTCTTCTTCTTCATCTTCTTCTTCATCATCCTCTTCATCATCTTCAATAGTATCTTCCTGTTCGTAAATTCCTTGTTTTTTTAATTCTTCAAACAATTTTTCTGTTAAATCTTTTTCCATAGTTTTTTATTAATAAATATATCAAAGTTTATGATTTTTCAACCAAATCCTTTTGTGATATAATTATGTTAGAAATATCAAACGTACTATCTAACCTTAATGTCTCATTTTTAATCTCAGGAAATGATGACCATAATAAAGATCCTTCAGTTTTTGGATTATAATCATTATCAACTAAATACTGAACTACAGTATTGTCTTCTAATGTTATAAACCCGTGGGCAAATCCTCTTGGTACAATTAATTCATCACCAGATTTCATTTCAAAAAATTGGCAGTTATCGTATGATCTAAATGGTACTCTTAAATCCACAACAAAATCTAAAATCCTACCATTAATAACTTTAATTAATTTAGCCTGAGCAGTTTCACCACTTTGATAATGTAATCCTCTTAATGTGAACTTTTTTGGGTTTACACTAATGTTACTTTGTTTCCATTCCTTATCCAATTCAAACAACGAAAGAGGACTAAATGATCCTCTCTCATCGTAGAATATTCTGTTGTTGATTATTCTTGGTTGTTCCATTATAAAAAATTAATTTCATTAGTTATAGGATCCCAATCAATATTCCAAGGTTTGTGGGAATAAAGATATTGCTCGTTCAATACAGACGCATTGAAGTAGTGTGTGTGACCATCAAAGTAATGTCCGTGTCCTGTATGGATGTGACCACAGATGTGGATCTTAGGTTTGATTTGTTTGATTTTCTCAGCAAGTAATTCACAACCCAAATGAACATTGCGGTTACCT